TCATGCTCTCTCTTATATTATTCAAAGTAGTTGTGTCGATAACGTCAATAGGCAACTCGTCAAGCTCCACGATAGAGTCTCTAATTATAGAACAAGAGTTGCGTTCACCCTACATGACTCCATCATCCTCGACATCCCAAACGACGAACGAAAACTCATCCCAGAACTAATTAATATTTTTGCAGATACCGAATTGGGCAATTTTAGAGTCAATGTCAGTGCTGGAAAAAACTTTGGTGACTTGAAGAGGTTAAACTTATGAATATTATAGGGTTAGGAAAAGCAGGGTGTGCTATTGCGGATAAGTTTGCACAATATCCTCAATACGACATATACAAAATTGATGTTGGTCTTAAAGGCTATAAAAAGAATGGGATTTACGACATGCCAGCACAAAAATCCCCCGAGCAATATGAGGCCAAATGCCCATCTATGAGAACATTTTTTAAAAATGTAAGCGGAGATGTATTATTTGTCGTTGCCGGCTCCGGCAACATCTCGGCCTGCTCGCTTAGAGTTTTAGAGGCATTGCAAAACTGCAGAGTCGATATTCTATATATACAACCTGACACTACCATTTTAACTGGCGCTGCAAACATGCTAGAAAGAATGGCCTTTGGAGTTTTTCAAGAATATACAAGATCGGCTGTGTTTAATAAATTATATATTGTTAACAATACTGTTGTAGGTGATATTATTGGCGACATACCAATCGTTCATTATTATGACAAAATAAATGAATTGATAGTACACACTATGCACATGATCAATGTATATAACCACAGCAACCCTATTCATGAACACAAGACCGCATGTGATGATTTTTCAAACATTGGGACATTTGGATTATGTAATATTGATAAACAAGAAGAGCGGTTATTTTTTCCTTTAAAACTAATTAAGGAGAAATATTATATTTATGCTTTGAACGAAGATACTTTAGAAAATGACGGCTCGTTGTTTAAAAAAATTACATCTCAAGCAAAGGAAAAAGTAAAAAAAGAAAAACTAGCAGTTAACTACAGCATTCATTCAACTGAGTATGAAAATAATTTTGCTTATATAATTGCGAATACATCTTTCATACAAACAGACGAATTAACACAACAACAGGAGATGCCATGAAAGCATACATTGGAACATTTATAAAGAAAAATGGCGAAGAAAGAACAATGAAGTTTGTTCGCCTTCAAGACTTACCAGAAAAGTTTATTTCTAGTAAAGTTAAAAACACTGGTACCAAGCGCACTCTTAGGGAGGGATTGGAGCTTGTCTGGGACACCGACCAATCAGAATTTAGAATTTTTAATTGGTCTACAACAAGAGGAGATATTGATGAGACAGAGATTGACGACATTTTTTAGTAACATACCGGGGTATATTACCCGTGCAGCAACTGCTATTTTTGGTGTAATTATTGCAACCCCCGTAGTTTTATGGGACTTGGCAAAAAAAGCAGTTAAAGCCGTACAAGATTTTATTAGTAATAGGTGGAGACTGTTGGCCTTGACAACAGGACTAGCAGGATTGGTATATGGCCTATATCATTATTATGGATACGCTTATGAAGAAGGCCGCAGAGTTGGTCAATGTGAGACTGGCTGCTGGGTAATGCAAGGAGAATATGATTATGTATCCGAAAGCGGAGCATGCGTCTGTGTAGGCGATAGTTTTGTATTCCAAAAGCCAGATAGATTAAAAAATTAAAAAAATACTTGACACAATAACAATTATACGATATATTAATAAAGACTAGCAAGACGAGACATTTGTCGTCTTGACTATAAGCCAATAAGCTATAAGGAGAAAAAAATGGCAATTGACCTAAAGAAGATGCGAGCTAAGCTCGATACATTACAAAACCGAGGGGGTGATAAGAAGTCTAACTTTTGGCGCCCCAAGGATGGCGAACAGACACTTCGTATTGTTCCCACCGCAGATGGAGATCCTTTCAAGGATTTTCACTTTCACTATTTAGAGGTAAATGGACAACGCAAGTCAGTGTTGTGCCCTAAGAAGAACTTTGGAGATAGCTGCTCTATTTGCGATTTCGCTAGTAGTCTCTATCGAGAAGGAACCCCAGACAGCATTAAGCAGGCAAAGGGCCTGTTCGCTCGTCAGCGCTTTTTTAGCCCGGTTCTAGTCCGTGGCGAAGAAGAGTCTGGTGTCCGTATCTGGGGCTATGGTAAGATGGCTTATGAGAGCCTACTTAACCTTGTTCTTAATCCTGATTACGGTGATATTACCGACACCGATGAGGGTACTGACCTCAATATTATCTATGGTAAGCCGGCAGGAGCTTCCTTTCCGCAAACCAAGATTCAACCGCGCCGACGCACTTCGCCACTTTGCGATGATGCTGTTGGAGGTTCAGATAAGTGTGCTGAACTATTGGAAAACATTCCTAGTTTTGATGGATTGTTCGACCGCCAGACCTCAGCACAGGTTGAGACTATTCTTGAGTCTTATTTGAACGGCGAAGATGCTGACGCAGAAGATAGCTCTTCAGAAACCGTCAAGTACACCCAATCAGACTCCGCTTCCAACGTAGAGCAAGCGTTTGAGGAACTAATGGGAGCCTAGTAAAATAGGGCTGATAGACAGATACTATGGTGTGTTTTGTTTATCCCCGCAGGGAGGCACGGGGAACAGGTGCCTCACATTTTATAAAACCATAGAGGCATAAATGCAAAAACAAAGAACGGCTAAAGCCAGCATGGTAAAGCTGTGGGAGACGCCAATATTTTTTATTCAAAATCCTGATCATGAATTTATCAAGTCTGGTTTGGTAGAGCGCATTCTTTCATTGGAGAAGGAACAAACTACTGCAATTGAAAGCACAGTCGCTCCAAATATAAAAAACAATTTGTCTGAAAGTAAATTTGATTTTTTAAAAGATGATGATCCATATGTGACATCTCTCGCTAATTTTATTATGGAATCATCTATGCAGGTGATTTCTGGTCTAAATGAAAAACAGTGGATTAGCAAATACATGAAAGAGGGCGCGCCCACACCGACTCTTAAGATTAACGAATCTTGGTATCATGTCACAAGACACGCAGGAGCGCATGGCACTCATAGCCATGGCAATTGTTCATGGTGTGGTATATATTACATTGATAGCGGCGAAAAAGATAAGGGTGGAAAAAATGTATTTTTAAAACCATTTAGTTTTCACTACTCCGATCCAGGCACAGACTGTTTTAAAAGCAACCAATATCACCAAACGCCACATGAGGGTTTGTTGGTTGTCTTCCCATCTTATCTGCTGCACAGTGCAGAGCCATATTTGGGCGAGGATAAAGAAAGAATTGTAGTGGCTGTAAATATGAAAATCATCTTAGAGGGAGATAATGATGGCGAGGAAAAATAAAAATATGGCTGGCAAGCTTTCTATCACAGAAATGCGAGATCTAATTAATAAAAGGGCTGGTCTTAATGTAGCACACGACTTAAGAGAAGATAATCCAACCGAAGTCCGTGATTGGATTCCAACCGGTTCACGATGGCTAGATTCTATTATATGCAGAGGACAGTTAGCTGGTATCCCTGTTGGTAAGGTTGTTGAGATTGCTGGCTTAGAAGCAACTGGTAAAAGTTACATGGCTGCACAAGTCGCAGCCAACGCTCAAAAAATGGGGATCGATGTTATCTACTTTGATTCAGAGTCTGCCATTGATCCGGCCTTCCTACAGAGGGCTGGCTGTGATTTGAACAGTCTTTTATATGTACAGGCGACATCTGTTGAATTTGTTTTAGAAACTATCGAAGAACTACTTGGATCCAACGACAATCGAATGTTGTTTATTTGGGATTCGTTAGCACTGACCCCATCGGTATCTGACGTTGAAGGCGACTTTAATCCACTTTCATCGATGGCAGTAAAGGCAAGAATCTTGGCGAAGGGTATGTCTAAGCTTACAGTACCCATAGCGAACTCTCAGAGCACGTTCCTTGTCCTTAACCAGCTTAAGACTAACATTACTCGATCTCCGTCAGAAGCGCTTACAACGCCGTATATGACGCCTGGAGGGAAGGCTATGATTTATGCTTATTCTCTTCGAATTTGGCTAACTGGTCGAAAAGCAAAGGCGAGTTATGTTCTTGATGACAAAGGGTTTAGAATTGGCTCTGAGGTCAAAGTTAAACTTGAAAAGTCCCGTTTTGGAACGCAAGGCAGGCTGTGTAATTTTAGAATTTTATGGGGAGAAGAAATTGGTGTACAAGATGAAGAGAGTTGGTTTGATGCTATCGGAGGTTCGCCGCGCCTTAAAAGATCGGGTGCTTGGTATGAGCTTCTTGACAAGGATGACAACACGATTGGAACAAAGTTCCAAGCCAGCAAATGGGTCGAAAGACTCGCAGACGAAAACTTTCGAAGTAATGTTTTAGAGATTATGGAAGAAGAAGTGATCATGAAGTTCGATAATAGAACTGCTGATGCGTCTGAGGTTTATGGAGAACAGGAGTAACTTAGGGACGTAGAGTTATCACATTTATATTTTTTCTTCTTGCTAGCGCAGATATTATATCTGACTCTCTTCTTGTAAGAGCCACGTTAGAATTAAAATCAGATATAATTAATAACGTTTGGTTTTCTCGCATCTGTTGTAAAACCCAGTAGTAAGAATACCAAATTTCTGTGCCCCCTTGGGGTCGAACAGAATCCAAAGATACGCCACTACGACAACCGCGCATCATAGACACATAGATTCTACTCCCTGGTTTAAATGATGCGTTTGTCAAACTTGTCCAGCGCCTCCAGCCAGACCACATAGAACCTGATGCATCAATCAGATAAACGTCTGCCGGGATCCTATCTATTCTAGTCGTAAAGGAATCTTCAGTATGAATAACAATATCGACCCGTCTAGCCTCTGCGGAATGGTGGCTGACTTGCTCACCATGGATCACTATATTAAAACTGGCATTTGGAACGTGTGTTTGTATGGCTCGCTTTACATTTTGTACTCTTTGTGCGGCTAGCCTACGATTATATGCAGAACCTCCACAGCCATCAGTGTACCCAATTAGGGTAATACGACTCCTCTGTTGACCAAAGCTTCTAAACGTTCTATTTAAGGAACTGCTTTGTGATTCTAAAAGACTAAATTCGTCCTCGCGAAAATAAACAGCATGCCTTCTATTGACTGTCCTTGTATTGACTTCCGCAACTGGTCTTTGTCCTTGTCGTACACTACATGTACAACTAGACACCTGACAACGCTCTACGGCACTATCTGCTCTTGCTTTTTGAACATCGCCTGGGAACAGCATGAGAAAAACCCAGAATAACGCAATCATTGCTCATAATACCTCCACACACACATTAGTATATATTTAAAAATTATTTTTTTTTATCTTGACATATAAAAAAATACTAGTTATAATGTATAAAGTGATAAAAAATTAACTTTTTCATAAGGAGAATACAATGACAAAGTTCGTAACGCTAGCCTTGGTGGCACTTGCATCTGTAGGGTGTGTAGCACATTCGCACGCACACACAAATCATGGGCATGTTGCAACATCGGTAACTTATAGCGCCCAGGTAGATGTCTACAATCGTAATGCCCGACCCGGCATGTATTACGTCTGGGTACCAGCTAGATACAACAATTATGGTATTTTAGTCCGAGGTCATTGGGCATATAGGCCACCTGTACAAGTGACAAACCCACGAGCGTATCCTAACGGTCCCGCTGCTAG